AATACAAAAGAGATCATAAGCGAGATGGAGAAAGCAACCGCACGTGCGCTTGAGATCATAGGCATGAACGCTGAGAAGTACGCAAAAGCGTTATGTCCAGTCGGTACTGCCGAGAGTACTGGCAAAAGAGGTTACCGTGGTGGAACTCTCCGCAATTCTATAACACATTCAGTTAACGAAGATGAAAAAACTGTCACAATTGGGTCTAACGTCGAGTACGCACCCTATGTCGAACTCGGTACTGGACCTCACTTTCAAGCCCCTCCCGAATGGGAAACATTCGACGCACCAAAAGGTTCGGGAGGCGGTCATGGCTACGTAAGACCAAGACCATATCTCAAACCCGCAGTACAAGATCACGTTGAAGAATACAAGAAGATAATCGAATCCGAGTTGTCATAATACAACTATGAAACGCAACCACAACCGCGCGGTCCTCATGAACGTGAGTTGTGGTTGTATTGTGTTCCACCTTTTAGGTGGATACAATACAATACAACTCGTTCAGACTTGACAAACTCTTGTAACTGTGATAGAGTAATTCTAGAGGGTTAAAGAATCAACCCCTTACTCATTGGTGGAAGCAATCACCCGAAGAAACGGAGGAAAAGAAAATGGCATTAACAAGGGCTATGCTTAAGGGCATGGGTTTGACCGATGAACAGGTCAGCGCAATCATTGACGAACACACGAGTGTTACGGATGCACTCAAACAGCAGAGAGATCAGTACAAAGAGGAAGCAGACAAACTGCCAAAACTCGAAAAGGAACTGGACGATCTGAAAAAGGACGTGGATAGCAAGGACTTTGACGAGTGGAAGAAGAAATTCGAACAGGAGCATGCCGACTTTGAAAAATACAAAGCCGATGTGCTTGAGCAGGAAAACACCAACAAAGTCAAGATGGCTTATCGCAAACTCCTTGCGGAGTGCAAGGTCGGAGAGAAGCATATCGATTCGATAATGCGAGTTACCGATTTCAAGGGCATGAAACTCACAGACGATGGTTCACTTGATGATGCCGAGGGTCTCAAGAAGCAGATCACTGCTGACTATGATGGATTTATTCCGTCACAGGAGACACAGGGAGCGGATGTTGAGACTCCACCTGCAAGCGGTGGCAAGGATAACAACACGACTGGAAGAGCCGCGCAACTTGCCGCTAAGTATCACGATAACCTATATGGAAAGAAGGAGGATTAACCAATGTCGTTTATTCAGAATGATGAGAACTCAAAGGTATACGCTCCTGGATATTTCCTCGCTCACGAAGAGTGCGTGAGAGAAACTCGGGAGATGAAACAGAGCGACGCTACAACGAGAGCAGACGGAGCAAAGTACATACCCATGGGGACAGTTTATCCCGAAGTCGGTGCTAACGCCGAGGGTATTGTATACGAGGATGTTGATGTTTCTAGCGGAAACATGGCAGGATCTGTTGTTACAAAGGGTGTTGTTATCAAAGATAGAATACCCCTTTCAGTTGAGCAGTTAACAGCGTCTACACTGACAGCACTCGGGGCTAAGGGCTTCACTTTTGTTGACGAGCCTGCAGTTACAAGACCTTAATAAGTAGAAGAGGAGGAAATAAAATGCCTACACCTAGATTTGAGAACAACATAATGGGATTTATTCCCAAAGAAGAGTGGCTTGACATGGGATTTCAGGTCAATAGACCCAACGACCCTATTGACAGCCTTTTCGGTGATGATAAGACGGATAACCTTGTTGCCGCTTGGAACTCGATCGCGGCTGAGTACCAGATTCCTGTTATGGCTCAGTTCCACGGATTTGATACAGAAGCAAAGACTACGTTCCGCGTTCCGATCGATAGCCACAACATTGAGAAAGGTCTCATAAAGGTTAAGATCAACCAGTCAGAGAGAATGCGTGAACTGCTTCGTGCAGGTGTGCAGAACACCGAGATGTACGACTACGTACTCAATGACGGTATTCGCCTTGCAGACCAGATCGTTACCCGCACAAAAGTTGCAAAGAACGAACTCATGGCAACTGGTAAGGTAACAATCAAGGAGAACAACCTTAACCTTACTGTTGATTACGGCGTACCTGCCGCACAGACAGGTTACACGATCGACTTCGGTGCAGACAAGGACGTATTTGAGCAGATTCAGACGATCATTGACGATGCTACTGAAAAGGGTATCACGATCAATGGTCTCCTTACATCGAAGAAGAACATCACAAGAATGCGCAAGCATGCTTCAGTTCAGATCGCGATCAACGGCTCAAACGCAGTTGGTGCACTGGTTTCGATGTCAGCACTGATGGGTTATCTTGAGACTGAGTTTGGTATTACGCAGGTAATCACAAACGATCTTACATACGGAGCAAGTTCTGCGATCGGTTCTGATGGTAGACCCACGATCACAACGAAGAGATACTTCCCCGACGATGTAATGTCGTTCTTCGCTACCAACCCTGCAAATAAGATGGGTATCGGTCTTTGGGGTAATCCGCCCGAAGTTGACAATGACGGTCTCCTTGATGTGAGCGGCTCGGGTGTAAATCCTTACGTATTCATTACACAGTGGATGGAGAAAGACCCTGCTGTTCTTTGGACCAAGGCGAGCGGACTGTTCATGCCCGTTCTCTATAATCCGAACTCACTTTGGATTGCAGAAGTTGACACAGGAGCGTGATCATGGGCAAATACACTGTAATCAAGAAGTTTACTGATCTGCAGGACAACAATTACAAGTACCACGCGGGGGATCTCTACCCCCGCGATGGTCTTGAAGTTTCTGCGGCAAGAATAAAGGAACTCTCTACTGATCAGAATCGGAGAAAAACTCCGTTGATCTCAGCAATTGTTGAAGCAGTTGTCGAACAGACAGTAGAAGAAGTAGTTCCAATGGAGGCTGAGCCTAAGGTAGAAGAGCAGGTATCCAAGGAAGCCGCTCCTGTGCCCAAGAAAGAGCCTCGGAAGACAAAGACGGGTGAGAACCCGCCTAAGGCTACAAGAGCCAAGAGAAGCACCAAGAAGAGTTAAGGGAGCAGATATGCTAGAGAAGATCTTAGATTACATTCACAACTATTTTGCACAGGAGATCTACAAGGGTAACTTCAAAATAGAGTCGGGTGTGCTTAAAGTCACATTCCTCAAAGAGGGTCAGTACTTTAAGATTATCGGGTCTGCTCTGAATGACGGAGTGTATAAGTATTCTTCCGAGATTCCCGAGGAAGCAGAACTCACAGACGAATCGTTCTTTGGAGAAGTATGGGCGATGGCAGTACCGCGTTCATTACTTAAACTCGCGGACGAGATCAAAGCGTGGGTGGACCAGTACGGCGAGACAGCCGATAGTCCGTTCCAGTCAGAAAGTTTCGGTGGATATTCTTACACAAAAACCAATTTATCTGGTAGCCAAAACGGAGGAAGTGCAAAATCTGCTTGGCAATCAAAGTTCGATTCGCAGTTAAACGCTTATAGGAAGATATCATGAGTTTACTTGAAGAACAAATGGAAGAATGTATAATGCTTGATAAGACCAGTAAGCCCGATGGTTATGGTGGTCGAATTGTCAAGTGGGTTGAGGGTGCAGAGTTCAAAGCGGCTCTCGTACTCGATACTTCCATGCAAGCGAAGATCGCAGAGCAGGAGGGAGTGACAGGACTTTATACTGTTACCACTCGCAAGAACTTCAACTTGCAGTATCATGAAGTCTTCAAGCGTGTTCGAGACGGGAAAATATTCAGAGTTACCTCTGACGGAGATGATAAGTTAACTCCGAACAGTGCGACTTTGAACATGCGGCAAGTTTCTGCCGAGGAATGGGAGTTACCTAATGAATAAAATACAAGCGTTACATTCATTCTGGAGCAGTTTCGGACTTAACGCGTATGATGTTAATTCCGTTCCCGATGATGTGAAGATGCCATATTTAACATACGAAGTTGCAGACGATAGCTTTGGTAATTCGATTACACTGAGTGCGAGTTTATGGTATCGATCGAATAGTTGGAGCGAGATTACTGCGAAAGAGCAAGAAATCGCGGATTTCATTACACGCGGAGGTCGAATGGTAACTTATGACGATGGAGCGATATGGATTCAACGAGCATTTCCATGGGCGCAACGAATGTCAGATGTTAGCGATTCGGCAGTACGAAGAATTGTACTCAGCGTAGCGGTTGAGTTTATTGATTAAGGAGGTATAAGAGAATGAAATACACACAGATTCCTGCTACTGCGTTTCAGAACATTCAGTTAAATGCAGGTATACTCGTTGACGATTTCAATCCAAAGACGGGTGTGATCGGAAGATTGCTTGGGGCAACAACTGGTGGTGTTAATTTCACTGATTCGGTTGAGTACTCCGATTTTGGTGAAGACATCGACAACTGCCCGAAGAACATGAAAGAGTTGAAGAAACTCGATTCCCATGATGTCAAAATGTCGGGTACGTTCGTTACGCTTGACGCGGCAACGGCTAAAATGCTTGTTGCGGTTGGTGATGTCGATGCGGACGACGAAACGCATATCATACCGAGAAATGATCTACTTCAGGCTGATTTTGTTACAGTTTGGTGGATTGGTGATTACTCAGATGTTAATACTGGCGATAACGCAGGGTTTATCGCGATCAAGATGATCAACGCGATGAACACAGGTGGATTCCAGATTCAGTCCACTGATAAGGGTAAAGGTCAGTTTGCTTTTGAGTTCACGGGTCATTACTCCATGGATGCACAGGACAAAGTTCCCTATGAAATCTACATTCAGCAGGGTGTTGTGTTCGGAGTTACCCTTGACAAGGATTCTGCTACAGTTGACGAGGGAGATGATGTTACGTTTACGGCTACGACAGTTCCCGCTGACGCGACTGTTACATGGACATCTTCCGATAACACGGTTGCAACAGTTGCAGGTGGAGTAGTAAGCGGTGTTGCCGCAGGAACGGCTACAATCACTGCATCTATTACTGTTGAGGGTGTTGATTATACAGACACCTGCGAAGTAACAGTTGAGGAGGTTTAACACATGAAGAAACTTTCCGATTATAAAGGTGACGAAGCGATTGAATTGTGGGCTGATCTGCTTGACCCGTTGACCAACATTTTAGGCGATAAGAAAATACAGAGTGTAATCCAGTCTGGAAAGCCTAAGTTGATAATAGCAAAAGAGATTCTGAAAGAGCACAAAAAGGATGCTGTAGACATTTTGCTAAGAATCGACCCCGAGCCAATTAACGGATTAAACATCATAGTTCGTTTGGTTGCGGTTGTTACTGATATCGGAAAAGACGAGGAGATCAAGGCTTTTTTCGGATATGCGGAGCAGGAGCAGACGGAAAGCGAATCTGGTGGCTCTGTTACGGAGAATACCGAGGTCGAAGAGAAATAAAACCATTTGTGCGGTACGTTGAAGCACGAGTTAATGAACACCAACGTGAAGAAGCGTACCGCACTTATGTAACAAAGAGTTTGCAACTAATTCCGCAAAACAGATATTTACAAGCATCATACGCAGAAATTATGAAGCCTGTACCAGTGGACAACAGATCACAGGATGTGATAGTTGCCGACATTATGAAGAGAGCAGGGTTGAAATTCGGAGGATAGCATGAACGCATTTGCATTAATGGCTACGCTAGGGCTAGACTCAAGTGAATATGAAAAAGGACTCGACAAGTCGAAGAACGCAGGGTCTGCTTTAAGTAAAGGTCTTGCAACTGCCGCTAAAGCAGGAATTGCCGCAATCGGTGCGGCAACTACTGCGGTTGTTGGATTTGGTGCAACTGCAGTAAAAACTGGTGAAGGTTTTGACAAATCAATGTCGCAGGTTGCGGCAACCATGGGTAAAACCATGGACGAAATGCAGAACGAAGTCGGTTCAGTTACTCTCACTTTGAATGGTCAAACAAAGGAATTCACAGGTACATTACGTGAATTTGCACAGGAAATGGGAAAAAACACAGCATTCTCCGCAACACAAGCGGCGGATGCTTTAAACTATATGGCACTTGCAGGTTATGACACGCAGACCTCAATGAACATGTTACCCAATGTTCTTAATCTTGCGGCGGCGGGTGACATGGAACTTGCTCGTGCATCTGACATGGTAACTGATACACAGACCGCATTTGGTATTTCTCTTGAAAGAACATCACAGATGGTAGACGAAATGGCAAAAGCGGCTTCAACTGGTAATACCTCGGTTGAACAGTTGGGTGATGCATTCCTTACAGTCGGTGGTCTTGCGCAGGAACTGAATGGTGGAATGGTTACACTGGCAGATGGAACACAGAAACCAGTTGATGGAGTGCAGGAACTTGAGATCGCGTTGACTGCGATGGCAAACGCGGGTGTAAAAGGAAGCGAAGCAGGAACTCACATGAGGAACATGCTTCTCAAACTGTCTGACCCTACTGATGATGGTGTTGCTCAGATGAAAGCACTCGGTGTTTCAGTGTTTGATGCAGGTGGTCAAATGAGATCGCTTAAAGATATAATGGGTGATCTTAATGGAGCACTTGGAAATTTAACGCAGGAAGAGAAGATACAAGCAATTTCTGATCTCTTTAATACTCGTGATATGGCTTCTGCAGAAGCATTACTTGGAGCAGTTGGACAGGATTGGGATAAAATTGGTGAATCAATACTCAATGCTGAGGGTGCGGCTCAAAAGATGGCTGATACCCAGTTGGATAACCTTGCAGGAGATGTTACACTCTTTAAATCAGCATTGGAGGGTGCACAGATAGCAGTTTCCGATGTACTTTCTCCTGCTCTGCGTGAGTTCGTGCAGTTTGGTACAGATGGACTCTCGCAGTTAACAAGCGCATTTCAAGAAGGAGGTCTTACTGGAGCGATGAAGACTTTCGGACAAGTTCTTTCCGATGGTCTTAACATGCTTATTAGTAAACTCCCGAGTTTTGTGGACGCAGGAATGCAGTTGCTTGGTGCGTTAGGACAGGGGTTACTTGATAACCTACCTACAATAACTAATGCGGCAGGAGAAATACTTATGGCTTTGCTTGATGGTATAGTAAAAGCCTTACCTAAGTTGGCTGAGGGAGCAGTACAAGTTATTTCACAACTTGCTACTTTTCTTGGAGAGCAATTACCTACACTAATTCCTGCGATCATTGATATGATACTTGGAATTGTAGATGCTATAATAGACAATGTAGATTTGTTAATTGATGGTGCGATCGCTTTAATACTAGGATTAGCAGAGGGATTGATTGACGCACTTCCTAAACTTATTGAAAAAATACCCGAAATCATAGGAAAGATAGTAGAAGCTTTAATTAACAATCTTCCAAAACTTATAGAGGGTGTGATTCAACTTGTAGTTATGCTTGTTACTCATCTTCCCGAGATAATTATGGCTCTTATAAAAGCAATTCCACAGATTATTGCTTCTATACTAAAAGCCTTTGGACCTATTGGAGAGGGGCTTATAAACCTCTTTAGTGCGGCATGGGATGGAATAAAGAACGTATTTTCAAGTGTCGGTAGTTGGTTTTCTGAAAAGTTCTCTGATGCAAAAGAAAAGGCTTCTAAGGCATGGGAGGGTGTAAAAGAAAACATGGCGAGAAACTGGGAGCAATCAAAAGAGATCTTCGCGAACATAGGGTCATGGTTTTCCGAGAAGTTTTCTGATGCAAGAGACAAAGCGAGCGAGGCTTGGTCGAAAGTTAAAGACAACATGGCTAACAATTGGGAACAATCAAAGCAGATTTTTGCGAATATTGGTGGTTGGTTTAAAGATAAGTTTACACAGGCTAAGGAAAACAGTATTAGTGCTTGGTCAAACGTAAAAGAAAAAATGAGCGGGATATGGGATAAAATAAAAAGCGCGTTTAAGTTTGGCGATGCTCTTCAATGGGGAAAAGATATGATACAGAACTTCATTGATGGTACTGTCTCTTATACACATC